CCGGGGATACCATGACCTTATATTAACTTAATAATATAAGGATAAGTCATGGCACCGTGGTGCTGGAATTAAATTATATTGGTCTGGACATTATGTTCATAGGATCAAAGTGATCTTCTTCTAGAAAGTACTTGAAGAACACATCAGACGGACGGAGTCCTTTAAACTTGTTTAAAGTCACTTCGTCACGCATGGTGATGTCTCCAAGCGCTAGTTCTACTGGACTCTTCACATCGAATTCTGGTTGTATGGCATCTTGTCCACGAAGGACAATTGTCATATCAACCTTGTTCAATGTGAAAGGGTTTAAAATTGGTTTTGCTTTCCACAACTTATTATATGATTCTTTATATTTATCAAGAATTATAGAATAAGAGGGGAGTTTACGTCATTCTAGGACCTGTGAAGATCCATAGAGGAGCGTAGCAAACCAAGTTTTACCCAACAAGAATGAAGACTGGCTAAAACCAGGAACAGGCAATCTTTCGAGTGACTCTATCTTAAATAAGAGAGAAGTCATTCTTGAGATCGCTGATCTTCATTCCTTGTTATGTATTTTATACATAGCAAGTCTTATACGTGCTAAGAGGTTACCCATTCAGATAGGATTAAACGCATTCTTCACTTCGAAAGAAGCCGAGAGTCTTGTCCCTGTCGATATAAAACCGAATGGTCCTTGCACAGTTCACAGAAGAACGTCTCGTAACTTCTTTCTACCTTTGACAAATGTTAAAGGTAGGGAAGAGAAACGTTCTTCGCAAGCTGTACTAGTTAACTCATATCCCTTATTATGGAGATCCACAAATAGATTCGGAATGAATTGATAGTTCTTAAGAGCCATCAATACATTCTTCGGACCTATAGGTGTATATTCAGTATATGGTGAGATCAATCTCTTTGCAAATTCACAGACTCCCTTATTGGAGATCAGTGATTTGTGGAGATTTATCTCAAGACCTAAGTCTTTCATAATAACTAAATAGATATCTGCTACAGCCTTATTGGCTATAACAATATCGTCCCCTAATAAAGCATATTCACTAAATCATCCCTGGATATTAGCTCTTCGAGCTGCTATCTGGACGATGACATGGTGAGTAAGGCCTAACATAGCAAAAGAAGAGAGAGCACCCATCGGTTGA